CTGCTATGTGGGGTGTGACTCCTGCATGGCAAGGCGCACCTGAAGCGTTTGGTGGCATGTCTACTCAAACTCAACAGTTAGTAGTTATGAGTCGTGTAGTAGAAGGTGACCAAAGAATCTTCCATGAAAAGGTTTTTCCGCAAATGTTAAAAATGTTTGGGATAACTGATTGGAAACTTGTTTTACCACAACCAGAGGAAAAAGCAGAGAATACTCGTTTAAGTTTCACCCAGCAGAAAGCACAAATAATTAATCAGTTCGCTGCATTGGGGTTTGAAATTAGACTTAAAGACCAAGATGTTTCTTTGGATGAAGCCCAGTTCATAATTTCTGGTGAAATGGTACAGACTGCTAAGATGAATGGGGAACAAATGGCAATGGGCATAATGCAGCAGAAAAAGCAAATGGAACAAATGGAACAACAAGCTGCAATGGGTGGTGGTATGGAAGGCGGTGGTGGTGAAGCTGGTGGAGAAGGCGGTGGTGAAGGCGGTGGTGAAGGCGGTGGTGAAGCCATTCAAGCCATGCTTAAATCTATCCCCCCATCCCAACGTAAGTTTAAAGGTCGTACTGCTGGACAGACTCCCACAGACGCAGATAAACATGATGGCACTGATGAAATGAGGGACATAGATGATTATGCTGAAGCTAGAAGCAGAAAGAATACTCTAACGTTATCAAATTCCTGGGTGGGTTCATTGATGGAACGTGGATATACTTCTCCCTTAATTAAAGAAGTTACTGAAGATGGTAATCAAATGTGGTTTATCCAAGACGGAATAGATTATATAGCTGATTTAACTGGGTCTGGTGTAACCAATGTAACCAAAGCCACCTTCCCTCCAATACCTCAAAGACGGACTTCTTCTCCTATAGTAAACCAACCGGATGTGATTTCTTATGAGGATGAATAAAGCAACTAAGGTAAACAAAGAAGAAGTCATGTATAGGCATTCTACAGACGAGGAATTAGATAAAGGTTATGTCTGTGGTAAATGTCTATACTTTGATAATGGTCAATGTGAATTAGTTAAGGGGTCAATTGACCCTGAAGATTGGTGTAGGTTATTTGTAACTGAACTGGCTAAAGATGAGGTTCATATGAAATTAACTAAAGATGGTTCTATGGGTATAGGTTACGGAAATGAAACTGGTGCTACTGTATGGACTTCAGAGAATACAGGAGCTTTTACTAGGACGTATGGTAACCAAGGAAGGAAGAAGAAAAAGGGAATAGACCGTTTAGTAGACTTTGTAACTGAGAATAGTCCTGAACGAAAAATGATTAAACAAGAGTCTCATTCTGTTGCTGGTCATGGTTTCATGGGGCCACTACAGAATGAACCTGACTGGAAAAAGAAACGTAGGGAAACTGATAATCCTAATCCTGTAGAACCTAAAGAACACGCCTTGGAAGGAATGAAAGACCAAGCTGTTGTAGACCAAAACTCCTTCACTAATAGATTAGCCAGCAACGTTAAAGAAGAAAAGGATAAACGTAGAGCTAAGGGTGCCGCTGCTGATGCTAGGAATGATGCTGCGGATACTGGTTCAGCCGTAGGACAACTTGCATTAGCTTGGGGTTTCGGTGATGATGAACTTAGAAGGAGTGGTAAGAAAGATAAGCTACCCCATGATGCTAACATAACTGAAAAGAACGGAAAGAAACCCCGAACTGTACTCAAATGATGTTTATGAACCTTTGCCCTCAGTGCGAGGGGCCAATGCAGTTCAATGAAGATAAAGATTTAAGTTGTTTAATATGTGGAAAAGTATTGGTACTCAATGTAAGGAGACAATATGACTCTAGAAGAGATAAAGCAAGCCGTAGTAGAAAAGAGGAATCAAGGAGAGACTTGGACAGACATAGCGATTTGGATAGAAAAGACACACGGGTTATCAGTGCATCGGACAACGGTTCAACGTTGGTACGACAAGGAAATAAACGGGGGAGAAGACGAGGAAATTTTACTAGGTGATTCCTATAGGCTTAAAACAGATAAAGAATTAGCCACATCTAAAAGTGAGACTAAGCTTTTTAAAAGATTATATGACCAAGCCCTTAAAGAATTAGCTCAGAAAGATTTATTAGTTCGTTCTATTGAGGAATTAACTCCTGCTTTTAATGCCATTCCCCTAATTAAATTCAACATTTCTAAAGGAAAACATCGGGGAGAAACCCCTCAAGTTGTGATTGCGCCTTTATCAGATACCCATATTGGGGAATCTGTAAATCTGCAACAGATGGCTGGTATTAATCAATACGACTTTGAAATCTTTAACAATCGTTTAAGTGGTTGGGCCACCCAATTGTTGAATCTGGTTACGTATAGAAGAAATTCTGCTGATGTTAATGAATTGGTTATTCCTTTATTGGGAGATATGATTAGTGGAGATATACATGAAGAACTCTCTAAAACTAATATAGACCATTGTATGGGCCAAATGATTCGGGGGGCAAACTTAATTGCACAAGCCTTAAGATATTTGGCTCCTCACTTCGATTCTATTAAGATTCCTTGTGTAGTTGGTAATCATGGAAGAATGACTAAAAAGCCCCCCATGAAGAATAAATACATGGATTGGGATTACTTAATGTATCAATGGATTGCTGCCTTTTGCCGTAATCACTCTAACATTAAGTTTGATATTAGTCAAAGTTTCTTCCACATTTTTAATGTAGCTAATAGAAACATTTTAATAATGCATGGGGATGCAGTTTCTGGTGGGGGTTCTCAGCAATCGTTAATGAAAACCGTATCTAATTTACGTAGTATGTTGCAATATAATCAAGTGGGGGTAGAAAAAACCCACTTCGATTCTGTAATGTTAGGACACTTTCATAGAGTAGATGAAATAGATATAGATACAGGAGAGCTACATATATGTGGTTGTATGAAAGGGCCAGATGAATTTGCTTTTCAGAAAATGCAAAAGGCCAGCCACCCCAAACAAATCCTTACTTATTGGCATCCTGCCTATGGTTATATAGGTAAGGAAGTTATTTATCTTAGTAGATATGATTATGTAGAATCTAAGTTTGTAGATATGGTTCCTGAAACTTGGGTAAGTATATTAGAACGTAAATGGGATGGAGAATTATGACTATCACATTAACAATTGTAGATACAGTAGAAAGTTTATTGCAAGCATGGTTGGATTGGGGCAATCAGTATGGGGTGTTTGTTGCAGATAATCAAGCTTTTATTGACTTAATGATACGAACTCAGTCTTTGCTAAAAAAACCAGAGCCTGAAGTATAATAAATATTATGTCTGATAGAGTAAATAGAAAGTTAGAACGTACTTTTGGTAAAGGTTTACATAAAGAATTGAAAGCATTGGGTAAAAAAACCCTAGCTATAAGTAAGCAGTTAGTTCCTGTAGCTTCAGGTCATTTAAAATCCTCCGGTTATATTTATCATCTTCCAGAAGGATGGACTATTATATATTTTGCTGCTTATGCATCTGATGTAGAAGAGGGAAGTTCTGCTGGGCCAGTTAATTATACGATGAACGTTAAACACCATGTTCGTAGATTAGCTAGTGGAAAGGTAACTACAGTGTCTGCCCATAAAAAAGAATATAAAAATCATCAAAGACCTAAACAACTTCCAAATGGAGATTGGCGTATTATTGCTGATACTGCTAAAGCAGCGAATTATTTTCTTACAGATGCTTGGAGTACAGTAAGAAGCGGTGTTAAAGACAAGAGTTTACGTAATGCTTTACCTGTACGTTTAAGTAAAAAAGCAGTACATGGATTATCTACAGTGACCAATCCACTGTAACAGACTATTAAGGAATAGGAGAATGTATTATGGTTGACCCTAGACAAGTAAGTCCAATGCAAGAAATGATTATAGCAAAGCATTCTCGTATGGTAGGAAAAGTACTAGATTTGATTGATGCTTCTATGCCTGAGGGTGTACAGTGTGAGAAATTTAAGAAACTAGTACAAGTCCCTCTATATGATTTTAGAAATGAAATGCTTTATTTACAAACTAATGGTATTCCTGAGAATTCTTAATATAAAATATCAAAGTTTTTCGTTTCTCTTAGTATAATAAAATTACAATATTGTATAATTTCATATTAAAGTAACACTTACAGGGTCGGATGTGGCTAAGACCAGCCCTAAAGTGAATTACGGAATGGGCTGGAAATGCCACATATTAGGAGGAAATTCTTATGGCAGATGTTTCTGAACGCTTGGAAAAGCAAATGGAAGGCACTAACTTGGCTTTGGCTGCTGTGGCCGAAGTCCTTCAGAAGATGGACTCTCGACTCTCTAAGGAAGACGCTGTTGTGATTGAGCGAATGCAGCAGGAACAAGCTCAATATGAGCAGCACGAATTGGTAAAAGCCGTAGCTAGTAGTGTTGTTAAGTTATTGAAGGAAGGAACTAAGACAGAAGAGAAAGGTTTGGATGTAAGTGGTGACTCTCGTTCAGCGAAAGCCACTGGAAAATCTAGTGCTAATGCAGATGATTCTGAAAAGGCTCATCCCATTGGTACTAAGATAGAAGACCAACAGAAGACTATTCAGGCTGCGTTGCTGCGATTGGCACAAGATGAAGATGATGAAGAGGATTGGAAAAAAGCCCAAGATGAAGATGATGATGATGAT